GGTCACCGAACCGGGCCATTCCGATAAGCGTCTCGATGGGTGCGAACATCGGGTTGGCGGGAAGCATGTACTTCTTGCCCCCGATATCGAGGAACCCGAGAGACTTAATAGCCGCGTCACCGTAGATGCCCTCGGGGTCACGTTGCTTTCCTGCTTCCCTATGGGCCTTGAGAAGCGCGTTGACCTTATCGCCCGTCAGTAGCTCGGAAATCAGAGTAGATGCGGCCATATACTCGAAGCCCGCGTCAGCCGCGAGCGGCATGAAGTAGTCTTTGAGCACGTCAGGCGTTGCCGCGTAGTCAAACTGCGACCTTCTTGCAAGCCGAGCCGCTTCGTCAGGAGACTTGCCGCCCGCAATAGCGGTTTCAAACACCGTCTTGCGGTAGTTGCGCTCCATACTGTCAGCGAGGTTATTCCAGAAGCCTCTTGCAAGGGGGTTCGCCTCGCCACCCAGAGCCACCCAGAGTCTCTTGTTAGCCGGTTTGCCTTCAGCCGCCGCTTTCTTTGCCGCCCGCCTCATATCCTGCGCGAGTGACCCAACCCGTGCCGACTCCAACCGGGTCATGCCGATGCCATACTCGTTAGCGAGATCTTCAAGCAGCTTTGGAGTGTAGTACACGCCATCGGGGGCACGGAACCCGCCACCGAACCTACGCCGACCGAGCAACTTGTTAGTGGCGTCCGCGATAGCGTTGGTGGACATCTTGCCCACGGTGCGAAGGTGGTTACCGACCCCGATAGTCAGCAACGGGACGATAGCCTGCGCTGCAAACTTCTCACCGACCATAAGCGGGACGAAATACCCGTTCTTAATGCGGGTGAAGGCGTCTCTTGCCGCAGTTGTGAAGTTCTGGAGCACATTCCTGCTGATGTACTCGCGTTGTCTGACGGGCAGGTCGTCCAACATGCGGAAGAGTTCGTCACCGTCTTCCTGAAGCGCCCTACCTGCGAAGGTGTCAGCCGGGATGCCCGAGATACGGGGAACACCGGGCGCGTCAGCAAACTCGTCAGGAAGCTGAGTAAGCCGACCGGAGCCCTCAGCCGCGTTTGCGAAGTCAGCGCGGGCGGCGGCCACCGCCTCGTCGTAGGTCTTGGTCCCTTGCGGAAGGTGGATATCTCCCACAAGCTCTTGGATCCAAGTGTTGATCTCGTCTTCGATACCTGCGCGGGAGAAGCCCAAGTCCGTAACCGTCTTCTTGTTAGCGAGAATATTCTTACGAAGCCCGCTTTCGATGCCTACCTTGGTGAACGCGTCAATGTAGCTTGGCCGCATGGGCTTACCAGGAAGCTCGCCCTTGAGGACGTAGAGGTCATCAAGGCTCTTAATCTGAGCAATAGTGGGGAACTCGGTAAACTCACCGATAAGCTCACCGCCCTCACCCCGCGTCACTTCAAGCCCTTGGATACCTCGACCCTCACCGGCTCGGGTCACCATATCCGTCATGATGCGCTCGCGCTTCTCAGACCCCCAGATAGCGTCTAAGACGCCGTTCCAGGCGTCAGCGGCGCTACCCCCGGCGGCTCTGACTTCAGCCTCCATAAGCGTCTCTGCGGCCCTATCAAGGCTTCTCTCAGACCGGGCAAGGGCGGTCAACCTCTCACCGTAGGTCCGAGTGACCGTAGAAGCGGCGGCGGCAAGCTCTTCGGCGGCCCGCGCGACTGCCAAACTCTCCCGGTAAATGGGTGCGATGACCTCGGGGGCGCGAACGTAGTTGCGAAGGCGTCGAAGCCCGCTTGGATTGAGGAATGACTCCCTTACAACACCCGCGATGACCTTGGCCTCGGAAGGCGGCACCTTAGCGGCCAGCTTATCAGCCAAGTAAGTCAGGCCCCGGCGAACGTAGCCCCGTTCGGCTTTAGCCATAAGCTGACTATTGCGAATAAGGTTGGGAATCCCCTCTTCTGCGGACCTGAAGTAAATCTGAGCCCTCGTAAGGTCGCGAGAAAGCCGCGCCTGAGCGCCATAGGAGTCGATAGTCCTCAAATCCTGCATTACGACGGCTTGACGCCTCAGTTCGACCGGAACATCGTCCCAGGTGTCGTACTTTGCAAGCTCCTTGTTGATCGGGAAGTCTTTGAGACTGTCTTTCGGGGGCCTCTGGTTGATAATCCGCTCTGCTTCAGCCCCTCCAAACTGGCGAGCCAGACTGTCGAGCCGTTTGTCCATGGCTTTCGTAAGGAGGGGGCCGGCAGCCTCGGCTTTGTCAGCCGCCCTAAGCGCCGCAGCTTTGCGGGGGCCTTCCGGTAGCGCCGTGGCTTGCCGACGGAACTCCTTAATCTTCTCAAGCGGCTCCCTTGCAAATAGCGCACGCCGGTTTGCCGCCAGAGTTATCCGGGCTTCTTTGAGTTGGCTACGGGGAACCGCGATAGTCTCGGTAAGGGAGACGTAATCAGCGGGAAGGTTCTGGCTCGTCATCCTCATCGTGCGTTCGGCACGCGCCTCACCGGCTTTGGTAGTGCCAAGAACGCCGGATACTGCTTCCTCAAGGGCTTCGTAGGTGTTGGGGTTCTTAGCCTTCAGTACCTGACGAAGCTCAGTAAGCTCGTCAGCGGTCGCACCGGCTTTCTTTGCCGCCTTCGTGGCGACCCTACGGGCAACGGTCGGGTCAAAGCCCTCGGTCACGGCGCGGCGCAAACCCGCGACCGCTTCGTCTGCTGACTTCATCGCCTCTTCGGCCCTGAGAACGTCTCTGATAGCCCCGTCGATGCTGGCCGCCCCCTTACGGGCCGGGTCTACTCCAAAGCGCTCACCACCCCTTAGAGCCGCCTTGGCGTCGGCAAGTTCATCGGCCTTAGCCCCTACGGTCGCGCCTACAGTGCCAAGGCGACCTGCGGCGGCCCGGTGTCCGGCTTTCGCGGCGTCAGCGGCCTTATCGGCTGCTTTGAGAGCCTTAAACTGACGAAGTTTGCCGCCAACCCGGCCCAGGTCAGTAAGTCCACCGGCTATTGCGCCCAGACCACCAAGAGCAAGCTCCGGACCACCCGGAATAATAAGCTCAGGAATCAAACCGGCGAGGTAGGCGTGGTCCGGGTCACCCGTGTTCTGTGCAAACCAGGCGGTGACTTCCGGGGAGTCCATAAACTCATCACCGAACGTGCGACCCTTAGCGACGGCTTGAGCCATACGGGTGCGAGGGTCTTCCGTAAGGGGGTCAACCGCCCGCTTGGCTTTGGGGTCAGCGCCGGTCGGAAGCGCCTGACGACGGCGGGTAGCCATACCTGGAAGCGGAACCGCCACGCCGAACTTGTCAATGCCGATAACCTCCTCGTACAGAGGGATGTCCTGGATAAACTCAGGCACCTGACCCGATACGCCGACCACCGCAGGGATTCCCAGAGCCTCACGCAAATCTCTAAGTGCGACTCCAAACTCGTCGGGGTCAACCGGGTTGCCCTGAGCGTCCACTTCGTAGCCGAGCCCCTCAAAGTAGCCCTCTGCGGCAAGAGCCGACCCGTAGCCCAGGATACTGCGAAGTCCCGCGCCAAGCTCAGTCTCAACAATGCCGCGCCCCTCTACCTCGGGCTGCTCAAGAAGTCCCCTTACCAGACCTCCGGCTGTGCCGACTATATCTACGTCGAGAGCGCCGAGCGGGTCATACCAGGGGGGCTCACCCAGGTAGCCCTGCTCTCGAATCTGCTGCTCACGGAACATCTCGGCTTCTTCTGCCCGAGCCTCCGCTTCGGTCTTGACCGGGGAAAGCGCAAAGCTCTCACGGAACTCTTCCCAAGCCCCCGGCGTACGGAACTGACCGGTTTCCTCGTCAGCAATGACACGCTCTGCTCGGGTTTCCAAGCCGGTGACGTCGTAGCCTTCGGGGAGCCGGTCCAGAGGGACAAACTCGCCTGCGCCTTCAAGTGGGGCGGGCACCTTATAAGTCTGGATCGTGCGAATCTCAGTAGGCCGGAAGAACGGGGTGAGCCCACCCGGAGCGGCCTTACGCGGCTCCTCGACACCCGGCTGGATAATGCGACCCCGGCGGTCCTCAAGCTCTGCGGCGATCTGCTGCGTAACTGTGCGCTCACGCTCAAACGAGTCCGTCTCCCCCCGGCCAAGCATGGTAGGCGGGGTGGCTTGAACTTCTGCCCGAGCGGCTTCGCTGACGGCCTCCTCAATACGCGCCTGGGATACCTCTGCCGGGAGCGGAAGCTCGACCGGGGCCGGGGCCTGAGCCGTAACCAGGGGGCCGCGTACGACCGGCTCAGGCGTTGGCACGACCGGCGTAGGCGTAGGGGGCGGCGGCGGGGCGGCGGCCCTCTGACGAGCCCTCTCAGCCCTTCTGCGGTCAAGCTCAGCCTGCAACCGGCGGCGCTCAAGCTCAGCCTGAAGCTCCTCAAGAGTAGGATCCGCCATTACTGTGCTCCCAGCTCCGCAATTCGGGCCTTAAGCTCCGCCTCCGTCATCTCGGAAACCGGCTTGGCCTCTACAGTAGGGGCGGCAATACTCGTTTCCGGCATGGTCAGAGAAGTTGCTCCGGTAATCGGGTCAACAAAGCTACCAGGGGTCTGTTGCTGGTAGGCTCGAATAGCCTGAGCCGTTGCACCGGGGGCGGCTTTGATAGCTTCCATCTGAGCCGGGGTGTAGAACAGGTCGCCTTCCGGTGTTCTAAGACCCTCAAGCTGAGCATCAAGCTCCGCCTTCTTGCGGGCAGACTCTTCACGGCTTTCGACGTCAAGCTCCCGCATCCTGCGAGCGGCGGCTTCAGTAAAGTCCACGCCGAACAGGGGCTTGGTTTCGGTTTCGACACGGGAGCCGAACAGCCTTGAAGCGGCTTCAGCGGCCCTACGTGCGTCTTCGATGCCCGTCTCGCGCTCGATCCTATCCCAGAGTGAGAACTCTCCCGGAACCTGCGGAAGCCTGTCGCCCCGGATGATGGTCTCGACGCGCTCAACGGGGGTGAGGACTTCTTCTGCGGCCTTACTGGCTTCTTCCTTCGACTTACCTCGCGCCCGCTCCCGAGCGTAGACGTCGTAGTACCGGTTCATTTCGGCCTGCTCACCGCGAAGCTGGGCAACCTGAGAGGCTTGCAGGGCCTCGGTTTCCTTAACCGCCTTCTGCTCAAGCTCATTAAGGCGAAGCGCCTCTTTGGTCTCTTCCCTCTGCTGGGCATCGCGAGCCGCCTGAGCCTGCGTTTCCTCACGCTGAAGTCTCAACATCGCCGGGTCTTGGTCCGGGCCGCCAAGCGTCCAGTAAGACATGGCGAACGCGATAGCGTCAGTGGCCTCATCGCCCTCGATACCTGCCTTTGCAAGCTGGGCTCTAAGGTCTGCGTTGTCGATGCGGTCACCCCGCCGCTTCTTCATCATCGTGTACGAGGTCACGAGGTTCTGAGCTTTGGTAGTCGGCTCAAGAGGAACCTCCCGCTCACGGTGGTCTTTCACAATCTCGTGGTAGTCGAGGTAAGCCTGGTAGTCGGGGGTTCTCTGGTACTGGGCGTACTGGTTCTTCCAACTGTCAGGGGAGTCATCACGGAAGAACTTGTAGCCCATAAGGGTCAACTGGCGCCGAGCGGCTTCCTGACGCGGGTCGCTATAGGCCCCGGCAATCTGCTGACGCTCACCCTGAAGGCGGGCCTCAGTCTTACGGGAGTCAAGTAGCTCCTGCTCAAAGTTGGCGCGGTCTTCGTTCTTGTAGGCTTGGGTTTCCCGCGCCCGAACGTACACGTCCTTCAGATAAGGCTCAAGAGCCTCCGGGTCACCCGTAAGCTCGACCTGAGCAAGCGCGTCTCGGAGTGCAGATTCCTCGGTTCCGTAGTTGGAAGCCTCAAGAGCGTCGGCTCGGGCTTTCTCACCGGCATCCCGCAGCTGATCAGCCGAAAGCTGACGCCGCTTTGTCTCTTCGAGCCCTTCGATACCGCCCCTGATGCCCTTCGGGCCGGCAAAGTAAGCCGCTTGCAGTCCTCTCTGGACCGCTTCCATCGAAGCATCGACCTTCTCCTGCTGGGCTTTGCTCAATCCGCCGGACACGCTCCGGTCAGGCATGGCATTAAGCCGGGATTCCAAGTCGTCCTGAGTGGCCGGGGCCGCACCAAGCTCTTTCAACTTAGCGATAAGGGCGGACTTGCGCTCACGGGTGATGCCAATATCAGGATCGACCTTTGACGACATGTAGTTGTAGATGCCGTCAATGGTGTCGGTGCCAGAAGGAAGCGCCTTAGCGGCGGCGGCGGCGGACGCGGCCCCTCCGGTAAGCTCGTCGATTCCCTTAAGAAGAGCCGAGTGCTCCGAGAGAAGGACGTTAGCCTCACGCAAATCGAGGCCGGGAGTCTCAAACCGCTCAAGTAGCGCGGCCTGGGTCATGTTCTCCTGGGCAATCAGCGAGTCATAGTACTGGACGCGGGCTTGCTCGTCCGCAATCTCACTCTGAATCCTCTCACTGAGATACTGGTAGTGGAGAGCGTGCGAGTAGCGCGCCATGTAGCCTTGTGCGCGGCTTCCGGGCTTTGGTGCGGGCATATTTGGCCTCTCAGTAAGGGGGGCGGCGTTTCTAACCTAAAGGGTGTTTACTATTAGGTTAGAAACGCCGTCAGACGGTCGCCTGTCCGTAAGGGTCGAGTCCGGGTGTCGAGTTGAGCTCGTTGAACAACTCCTCGGCAGTCTTCTGCTTGGCTCCGGCCTCAATAGTGGCTTTCTCGATAGCGGCTTGTTGCGCGCCGTACATCTGCGCCCCGGTAGCTACACCGGCCAGACCACCGGAGACGGCGGAGGCAATACCTTGGGCGCGCATAGCGTCAGCCTGCTTCTGCTGCATTGTCATAGCGTCAATACGGGCCTGTTCGGCCTGTGCTTCGGCCTGTGAAGCCTGCTGGACGGCAATGTTCTGCTGCTGACGCATGGCCATCTTAGCCCCGGCCTCGGCTTGTTCCTGTAGGAACACCTCACGACCGCTCACAGACCCGCTAAGGCCCCTTGCGGCGGCTTGCTGTAGGGCGGCGGCTTCAAGCTCACGGGAAGCCCCAGCCTGCTCGGCAAGAAACTGTTGCTCGATGCTGCCACGCTGTCTCTCATCGAGACCAAGCTGGCCCGCTGCTTTGCGACGTTCAAGCTCTTCCAGCTCTCGCGCCTCCGCATCGGTAAGTCTCATCTTCTTGGCGGCCCGAGCTTCGCCCACACCCTTAGCGATACCTGACGCGGCGGCTGCGCCTCCGGCGATTAAAGCGGCGGTGAGGATAGGCATTTAAGCTCCTTAGAAATAGTATGCTTCAAGGGCGATGCCCCAGTTAACGACGCCACACCGGTCAGTAAGCGAGTGGATACTGAGCCCGAAGGTCGTCACAATAGGCCCGGTCACGTCCCTGGCGAACGTTCCCTGCTTTGCTCCGTAACCCCCGGTCATCACATAAGGACGCCGCGTGCCGATAGGGTAGCCGATGGTCACCCCGTCACCCGCGTTGCGCGTTTCCTGGCACCTGCTACGGTTGTTGTAAGCCGTTCCACTGTTGAAGCCGGCCCCGGTATAGGGCACAACGTAGACGCGCCTTCCAGCGGTCGTACCAGCCGGAGAAGCGGGGGCCTGATAGCTTGCGGTACTGACGTCACGACCGTTCTCAAGCTCCCACCAGTAGTGGAACAGAACTTTGGCGTCCTGCCGGAACGCAAGCTCGATTGCAGTCTGGGGAGCCGGGTGAAACTCTGTGCTTGTCGTGCGACCGTTTCCAGAGAGAAACTTCGTAGCGAACTGAAGCCGGATATTCGTCCCGCCCGCCCAGTTTCCTCCCTGGTAGCCGGTGACCCCGTGTTGCATCCCCGAGTAGGGCTCATAAACGGGAGCCTGAACATGCCGAGTTTGAATCCAAGGGGTGTTCTCAAAGTCTGACGACGCCACACCTCTATGTAGGTAGATCCTCAGAGCCTGCGAGTTGCCCTCAAGCTGGGCGGAAGTCAGTACGGTGCCGTCAGCTACAGTGTAAGGCGGGGTGTAAGACATAGGGGCTCCTCAGCCGAGACGCATGTGGAGTGCAGAAATCTGACCGGCCTGCTGATCGAGCCTTGCGTCGTCTGCTACCGCGTCGTTTCTCACAAGGTAGTTCACACCACCCCCGTTGTGAGCCCCGAACGGACCTGAGTAAACCACCCGGACGCCGTAGACGGTCGTAGTAGTTCCGCCGGTCGGTATGTAGTGCCAAGCCCCGTCAACTGACGACCACCCGGTTTCATAGACAAGCACGCTTCCGTTGACGCGCCCGTCTTCAACGATGTCGGCACCCTCGATGATAGCCGGGGTGATCGAGGTGGAGCCACAGTTTGTAAGCGCGTTTCCGCCCCGCGAGCCGGTTACGACCGTGTTGAAGTCACCCTGACCCGGCACTTCGACGAAGTTAGACAGGGTGTTGTCCGTAATATCCCACTCAAGCCAGAAAGCCCAGCATCCGTAGCCGTTGCTGATAGCGGATGACCCGCCCCCGCCGGAATGAAGCACCGTAAAGGTCAGAGCGCCACCGGTCCAAGGCCGCGTGCCTTCCCACCGAGCGCGTACCGAGAGATCCCAGTAAACCCGGAGAATGTCAGTAGGGGCCACCACAACACCGAGAGGCCCGAAGTCCAGAACGTCAGTAGCGCCTACGGAGTCAAGCACCGTGTAAGGGGCGGCTCCGGTAGTCTGGCCGATTCTTGTGTGGTATGACGAGTGCTTCCACAGGTTCCAGCCCATGGTAGTCTCGTAAAGGTCAGGAGCAAGCCAAGCGTCGTTCCCGCGCTTGAAGTGCGGAAGGTCGAACGCGCCGTCCCGCGTGTTGAAGGCGTTAAGCGCCCCCGGCTGAGAGAACTGGGTATACCGGTCATTGATCGAAGCGGCGTCGATGTCGTCGCCGTCAAGGATAGCGGGCTCGGTAAGGCGGCTCATCTGTACCTCGCGATTGCGATCCAGCGGTTGTTCCACAGGTGCGCATATGGCATATTAGCGGGAGCGGATTGTTCTCGCTCAGCCGCGTCCTGCGAAGGGGTCGAGGTCTTCCACTGCAACAGCATAGTCAAATCACCGGGCGGTACTAAGCTACTACCGAATATACGCGACGTTTGGTGAAAGCCGCCACCTCGGCGCTCGGCAAGGTTGACCCCGTTAACGAGGATGCGCATGTTGATGTACTGCGGTGTTCCCGGATAGCCGTCGTTGAGCCCGAAAGCGAAGATGTTGTTCACGTAGACGTTGCAAGACCACTCGATAAACAGGCTTCCACCCTTAAAGCCTTCGAGAGTCTGCGAAGTAAGCGTCCTCCAGCTACCGGCCATCGTCGGGATGGTTGAGGAAATCCAACCCTGGGGTGGAACATCAGTGTCCCGCTCGTTGTCCTGCTCGTAGCCGGTAGCGAGGCCGGGGCCGCTCGTCCACACCTGATGCAGTGCGTTTGTCTGGACGTAAGCCTCATCAATCCAAGTCCCAGGTACTTGGCTCCGGTCGATGGTCGTTGCAGAGCTTTGTTGGGCTCTAAGCTCATCGTTAACGAGCTTCGGGGAGAGGCTACGCCCCGCACGAAACTCACTTTGCGTCCACTTCTTGCTCATGCCCGGACTCCTGCGACAACCCGAGTGCCCTTGGTGGTGTATTCGTACTCGTAGCCAACAAGAGTCAGGTCTTCGTCTGTCTCAAGCTCGAAACAGAACCAAGCCGCAGACTGATGCGCCACACTGAAGCGGAGAGGCACCAACCGGTCGTTCCGGTACAGGCCATTCCCCAAGATTGCCTCGTCAAGAACAGGCTGGGCGACACTATCAGGGCTTTGCGCCGTATAAGTCTGCTCGATGACGGGATCGAGAGAGAAATCCTTATAGTGGCGCATCGTAACTCGGGGTTTGCCCGTAGTCATCACCCAAACCGTGACGTAGCTCACCTGTTTCTGAATCTGAGGGTCACCGAACGCCGTCCAAGCCGCCCGATAAGTCGAAACCGGGGCCAGATTGGGCGTCATCACGTCTGCGATGATGTCCGAGCCCATGTGACGGGTGGCCGAGATGACAAACAAGCCCCGCATCGAGTCGTTTCCGCCCGTCTCGGAGCCTGTGTTGTGCCCAAACACGATAGTTCCGTCATGAAGCGTGGTAATCGCCCCTACCGGGAACCCAGTTCGGGTTGTCCACGGGCTTAGGTCCGTCGCGGTATCCAGCCTATCGACATGCATCACCAATCCGAGGTTCGGACGGTCGTTGCCGTCAACTGGAACGTACAGGTGATACTCTCTGTGCTTTGGCGAGTAGCAAGCCACCGCCTTAGAGAAGCAATCCGGCGTGATGCGCGAGATAACATCGTCCTGCAACACCGTCAGGTTGATAACCTCGTTAACGGCTCCACCGGAAAGCCCACCCGTGACCGCGTAGACGCCATCCTCTGCCAGAAACACCACACCAAGGCCGGGGATGCTCTGTACAGAGTGCGGAGACCTGCAAGTGACGTTGGCCGCGAGCGTCGTAGCACTAAACCCGTCAGTGTAGTTGCCCTGAACTACGTCGATACCTCGCTCTCGGAACACCAGGAGGGTCGTGTAGTTGCCAAACAGGGCCGTTACGCCGCCGCCTTGAGCACTAAGCTCGATGTAAGCGTCAGCGGCGAACTGCTCGATAAGCCCTTCGGTCGAGTAGTACAGCGTCAGAGCGTCATCGACACCGCCATCAAGAAACAGACACCCGTTATACAGGGCGCTGAACCTTGCTTTAGGTGCGGGAAGCGGTCCGGTGGCGATCTCGGGAGCAGGCTGACCAAGGTTGGCGGTCTTTACGGCGTCAAAGAACAGGTCTTCGACGTTGTTCCTGATGACATCAATAAAGTACAGGGTGGTGTCACCCGGCGCAACGTAGTCGTCCGAGTAGTTGGTGGTCCGGTAAATCTTACGAGCTACCGTGCCCTTGGGGCCGAGCGGAACATCGAGAGCACAGGCATGTCGGAAGCCCTCAGCATCGGCTTCGAGAGACCATGTGACGCTATTCAGAATAGAGGTCGGCCCCTCGGAGCCCGTATCAGAGATAAACGCGACGCTCCAGCCGAACAGGGCTTGCTTATCTCCGTTCTCACCGCCCGAGTTGTTGGCAAAGCCAAGGCCCCAACGTCCGCCGTCAGGAATAGCGTTGCCCTGAGCCGGACACCAAAGCGTTACTGCGGACGCTCCAGGGATGGTAGGAGCCGGGAAGCCACCGCCGCTTGGGGCCGGGTAGGGCTTCACGTTGCGAGGCTCTACAGGGGCCGGGATGCCGTCGAAGCCAAAGGGTCTGACACACTGCTCAAGCGCGGCGACGGCGTCGGCTCCGAAAGGTAGCGGCCAAGGCCGAACGATGATCGGGCGGTCCACGCCGTTTGTAATCACCGTGCCGTAAGCCGTGTCCGTGTACCAACTACCGGGCTCGGTAGTGGTGGGAACGTGCCGGTTTGTCTGGATAGCGCGGGAGAAGTCTGTACCTCCGGCTTCGTACAGCAGGTACAGGGTTCCGTCTGCCTCGTACATGACGCTTTGACGGGCTCCACCTGCTACGCCTTGCCGGGTGTGCATGGAAGTAATCGGCCCCGTAGACGCAAATGGAGACCAGTTGGACGAACCGGTCAGCCACATTTCATAGCCGACCCGAGTAGACCACCCTCCGGTCGTCTTGTCAATAGTGAGGTTATCGGCCTTTCCAGCGTTCTGGGGGTTCTGCGGTAGCTTGGTCTCAAAGCCACCGGCAAGCGCGGTCTGGTAGACGTTCTGCTTCAAGGAAGCCCCCTATCAGGAGAAAGTGAGTTTGCCGAACGGGTTGCGAACAAACCGGTAGCCCGCCGTAGGTGTTCCCTTGATAATACGCCTTGGAACGGCCTTCAGGTACGCCTGCTCCATCGCCTTGTACATGGTATCCCGCTTACGGGCGTAGACTTGGCTCAGAGCGGGATTGTCCACCTTCAGTGCCAGGGCCTCAAGGGCCGCATAAGCAATCAACTGAGCGTAAGCGTGAGGAACCAGGGGAGCGTCCTGGTCTTCCTGAAGCCGAGCCGGGTTGATCAGCATCCTCACGTCAAGTTGCTGAGTGTGCGAGGGATGCGGATAAAGCTCGACTGCCCGGTAGGCCGCGCTCTGGTTCCACCGGTATCGGATGCTCGAAGCCTGGAAGCCCTGACTGCTCAGATGGCTCAGTTCAAGACGGGGCTGAAGCACCATCCCGCCAAGGGCCGGGTTATCCGGGGGCACGGTGTCTGTGCCGGTCGTCACGCCGGTAGGCTCCAGCGGCTCAGTGTGCCTCACTCGGATGGGAGCCAGAATATCCGCCTCCGAGCAGACGAAGTAGTATCTGCGGTAGAGGCCGGTCTGCGGGTCAAGCGGCTCAGGCTTAAAGTGCAGAGTTTGGGCGTCCTTGAGGATGTAGGTGGCCGACTTCGAGAACGCAGACTCGAAGCCGTCACTCACGTCCCGTGGGTAGATCGGCCAGTTAGTTGCGCGGGGTGCCTGGACGTTGACCATCCACACCTCGATAGTGCGGTTGCCTTGTCCGGGCGGGGCGGCTTCTACGGTTACGCCGCGCACCGTCTTGGGAGCCGGGATAACCACAGAGGAGCTTGGGAGGTATGCCTCGATGGTTCCCGTAAGGTCCGGGTCGAGGTTGGCGTCATCACGCTCCCACTTGCTCAGGAACAGAGCCTTAGCGGGGATGCCTACGGACGGGTCAGACACGTTCTGGACGGTCAAACAGTCAGAAGGTAGGCGTACCTCACGGCGCTTCAGCGACACCGTGTAAGCGCCCGTGACGCCCTGGAAAGGACGGTCGATAAACGCGACCGTGGTGTTCTTGACCCACATAATCCTGTGGGTGAACTTATCGCCCGCCGAGTCGACGCCCGAGATAGTCGAGAGCGCAAACTCACCGCCCGGTGTCACGGTAGTCGGGTCAACGGGGATGCCAACGCCTCCGATAGTGTCAGAACCAGCGGCGAAGTTGAACGTAAACTCCGTATCCGCCCAGACATTCAGCTTGCGGTCTTTCATGGCGAACGGCCAAGGGCGGTCCGTCAGGGTGCGAGTCTGAGCGTCGTTGAGGATACTTACAAGCTGACTACGGTAAGTGGAGTTCGTAGGGTCGTAGTCAAGCAGGTTGCCCACGAAGTCAATGAGTTGACCAAGGTTCACTTTAGGCTCCGATAGGGACTTAGGAGGAGGCCCCCGGCCCCGGCCCCTACAAATGTAGAGGATACGCGAGGCAAGGGGCCTAAAGGGGAGAGAACTCTCCCCCGTTGGGGAACTTAGAAGTTCTTGATGACGAGAACTTCAGCGACGTTTCCAGCAGCCAGGGTCAGAGCGACACCGCAGGGGATCTCGCCAGCGGCGGCAGCGTCAGCGCGACCAGCCGTGGTGTCGACGACGAGAGCGGCACCAGCGGCAACACCGGTAGTCACAGCGGCTTCCTGAACGTAGCCCGAGATAACAACCTCGATGCGAACGTCAAGAGTGCCACCCGCGTCGATGAGTGCGTCAGCACCCTCGGCAACAACGCCGACAACGTGGGTCGAGCCAGCTGCGGGGGTGATACCGGTCGGGCGAACGTACAGCATCTTGTCTGCGGCTGCCTTCGTAGCGTCGAAGCTGACCCAAGTACCGGGCGCGATGCTGATGGTAGCCGGAGCACCACCGCCGTTTGCCAGAGTGATGAGGAAGGACTCGGTCTGACGACGGTGCGAAGTCTTCGCGCCTTCACCGGACTCAAGGAACTGGATGAGAGTAGAGGTAGCCATTTGGATCAGGCCTCCGCGTTGATGAGGATCGCGTGGGAAGCGAGGTGACCGGTGACCAGCTGCATACGGCAGAAGACCATGGCAGCCTCGGTAGCCGTACCGGGAACCGGGAGCATGTCGCTGACGTTGAAGAAGCCGTCGGTGTCGACGTACAGCTGGAACTGGTCAGAGCTGAGCAGGTAGGCCGAGACGGGCAGAGCGCCCATGCCGGATGCAGCGTTCGCGGTGAAGCCGAGGTTCGGGTCGACGTAGATGCGAGCGCCACGGTAGGTAGCGACCATCTCACCGTTCAGGCCATCGCGGTCAGTGACGTTGATGTACTGGATACGGGAATCCATCAGAGCGAGGAACGCCGCGTAGCAACGGGGGCTCATCAGCATGATGTCGGGGGTGGTGCCGGACGGGTTGTAGATCTGAGTCTGAATGAACAGCTCATCCAGGTGGCTCAGTGCAAGGCCCGCACCAGCGTTGACGAACTGGTTTAACCAGTTCTGAGCGCGGTAGGTGGGCTTGGCGAGACCGCCAACCGAGTTGACCTGAGAAAGTCCAGTGACACCCTCAAGCCAACCAGAGCCGTTCACGGCGGCAAGGGTCGTGCCGTTACCGTTGAGAGTCTGGAGAGTGGTGATCTTGCTGGAGTCGCCGGCGATGACCTGCTTGCAGACTTCCTTCTTCAGAGAGAGCATGACGTTCTTCATCTTGCTCTCAAGGATGTTGACCACGGCCAAGTCACCCTTGTTGGCTGCCTTCTCGACTGCCGAGAGGACGATGGGCTGGGTGAAGTTGCTGTACTCGAACTTGGCCGACTGGAAGGGGTCGGTCACAGCCATCGAGACAGGCTCGAAGCCGTTGCTCAGCTCGGTGATGGTGCTGTGGTCACCAAAGATGACCGGCTGCTCGACCCGAAGGCCGCCGGAGACTTTGACGAGGTTGCCAGCGTTCTCGATGGCCCGGATAAGCGGGTGAGCGAGGAAAGAGTTGTCGACCAGCTTGTCCCGCAGGAGCTGAAGCGTGGTGGAGATTACGGACTGGGGAGCCATTTAGGGCCTCCTATGGGGGAACTCAACGGTTTGGGGGCGTGTCCAGTAAGCGGGTGCCGCGAAATCCGAAGGCTCCGCAACGGGGTGGCCTACGTCAACATAGGCCGGGATATACTGGACGTACCGGGGGGAGACGGCGTTCCTAACCTAAAGGGGTTTCTCTATTAGGTTAGAAACGCCGCCGGTCTGGGTCTGGGTTTAGTTGTTCCGGTGCATGGACTTTGCAAGCTCAAGAATGTCGGCGGCGTTCATGCTCCGCATACGCTGGCGGTCCGGGGAAGTGCCTCCGGTGAGCTTACGGGACTTGCCCGTGCCCTTCAGAGCGGCTTCCTTGCGAGCTTTCCGCTTAGCGGCGGTCTTCTGCTTCTCCGAGGCGGCTTTCGCCTTGCTCAGCTTGCCCTTTGCGGCCCAGTAAGCCGTCTCAAGGCCAAGGCTGGAGTTGTTCTCCAGAAGGTGCTGAACCTCGGACCGGAGCGCCGTGTCGGTCTTAAACTCAGGGTGGTCAGTCAGGAAGCTCTGGTAGCTATCCTCGGCCTGCTTCACCTGATACTCCTGTCGCATCGGCTCAAGCACTTCCTTCAGCCGTCGGGCGACCTCGTTCTCAATACGCGCCTTCATGGAGTCCTCATTGAAGGGGTCATACTCCGGAAGCTCACGCTCCTGGAGGTTATCCCCGCCTTTCATGAGGGCCGCACGCTCAGCCAGGAAGTTCTTGCGCTCGGAGGCAAGCTCCTGGGTCTTGCGGGTGTAGTCGCCCTGCATCTGCTTCATGAGCTTGGCGATATCCGGCGGAACCTGCTTGATAGCGTCGTTCCAGGACAGGTTGCGCTTACGGGTTGCCCCGTCATCGCCGCTATCCTCAATCTCCACGTCCCCAGAGGCGTTCTCAGCCTCTTCTGCGGAGTTATCGGTAGCCGTGGTAGCTTCTTCGGAGGAGACACCTTCTACAAGGCTCTGAGCCTCTGCAAGTACAGCCTCTGCGGTGCTTTGAATGTTCGGGGCATTGGACTCTGCGGTCAGTGCGGCTTCGGGGGTGGACATTATAGTCTCCCTATTGAGATAAGATTGACTGGAGTGCCCACTCGACGATAGTACGAGGGATTCCAGCCGGGGGATGGCACAAACGGAGCGGGTGCCCCGTTAATCGTGAGTGGATTCACGATGACTTTCAGGTTTCTAATCCTCCGGACGGCGAACTTTCGCCAACCAGGGAGCCTACCTTCGCTTACGGAACCGGGGCGAACCCACATATGCAACCAAATCTGCCCGTCCTGCTTCCAAACTGCATGTGGATATCCCTTTCTGATACCAGTAGGGGAGCCATCTTTGTCTGTATAGGAGAACTGGACCTCTTGGCGGTAGTCGATTGCCCCGTCAAGGGTTTGTGGAACTTCTACAGAACGAGAAGCCGCAAGACTCGCCTTCCGCGTAGTCCCAAGAGAGCGTGAACGAGGCAGCAACCGTCTACCGATTGCCCCCTTGCGGAGCACGCGGCTTGAGATGCTACGAAGAAGGCGAGCGCGCGACATTACATGCGACTCGCGAAGTCAAAGTCCTCGTCTTCGTCGTCCGCATCCTCGTCTTCGTCGGTCTCGGGGGCTTCTTCGCCGCCCATATCGAGAAACTCAGCGAAGCCGTCGTCCTTACTGAGCTCGATAATGGCCGCCGTAAGCCGAGTGATATCCTGCTCAGTCCGCAGAGAGTCCGGCGAGGGAAGCGGGGAGCCGTAATCCTCGGCGGCGGCACCCACCATGCTCAGAATACGAACAAGGTCGGCGTCAAGCTCCTCGGTAGGCTCGGTGTACTTCTCCACCTCAAGCTCCATGCCCATAAGAGCACTGGCGTCAGCAACCGCTTTCGCCAGAGAGTCCATGACGCGGGTGCCGATGGGGCGCTCGAAGGGCGGAATCAAACCCGCAAGCTCATCACCGATAAGGTCATCGGTGGCCTCAGCGGCTTCCATGAGTTCGTCGGGCATCCCGTTTGGGTTGTTCTTCTTGCCGTGGTAAAGGGGCATCACACTACTCCGGGAGGGAGGGTTTCAGAGGCGGCCAGGGCGGCTTCCTCGGGGCTTTCAGGAGCACCCGGCACAGGGGCGGGGGCGGCGGGCGGAAGCGGCTTACGGAGGTTCTCAGGAAGCTGGAACACCCGGACCATTTCTTCAAGGATGACCGTGGGATCCGCCCCAAGCTGAACCAGAATAGGCGCAAGCCGCTCAAGGCTCTGCTGCTTGGCAAGGTCAGACATCGGGGTGGTCCCGGCATCAACGGCCCAGTAGCCAAAGTCACCCGTAAGGTCGTCCGCACTCAGAATAGTCGGGCCAATCGGGTTTGGCAGAGCAAGCGGCTCGGCATCGTCACCCAGGACCACGCTCAGCATGACGTTGTAGGTCGATGCGATGTTCGTAATCACGGCGTCTCGGATGCGAGCCATCCGGCCAAGCTCGGAGCTTGTATAAGCGGCAAGAAGGTTCTGCTCGGTAGCCGTGGACTTGGTGACTTCCCCCCGCGTAAACGGCGCAAGAAGTCCCGCGTCTCGGATGTCCATGTCTACGGTGTTGGCGTAAGCGGCGATGTCACCCGGTATCGGAGCCTGTGGAACCGGGACAATATTGCCCTCGATAGGCTGACCGGGATTCAGGTCGATCTCGATAAACTCACCGTCGAGGCCCTGAGCGATCTTAGCGGCTCCATCTTCACTGAGGAAGCCCGCCCGAACCATCCACTGACGCGCCATACGTCGCACGCCCTGTGCTTGGTAGGTTCGCATGACGTTCATCTCACGGAACTGGTCAAGGCTCCGATGCAGCAGAGAATATCCCCGGAGCGGGTTGTCAGGGTCACGGGAGAAGTACATGGGAATAATCGGCACGTCAGGCTGACCCGAAGCCGTCTTATACGGGATACCGGTCGTCTCGTGCTCGATTTCGGCGTCTGGAGTCTCAGCATCGGCGGCGGCTTCCGAGTCAAGCGCACCAACCTGCACCTTCACTCCGGTAAACAGGAACTCGATGCCGTCACTGTAGTCCTCTGACCAAACAAGAAGCTTGTCAGAGAGCAGATCGTAAAGCTCAGTGACGCGAACCCACTGCTCGCTCATCGAGGTAGGCACCCGGCCCATCGACATAGACCGGTCTGTGCCCGCGATGCCCGTCGCTTCGATCCATTTGGTGTAGGTACGGGGCTTAAACTCGTCAGCGGGCTTTCCGTACCGCTCCACAGCCTCCGTAAGCGGCATGAGATAAACGTGACCAACCCACCTCTGCTGGTCCCAAGCCGAAGCCGTCGCGTCAACAATGACTTCCCACGGTGGCAGAGCCGCACAGGAAATGCGCTTCAGCGGGTCGACGTTCTCACCGGGCGACATCTTGATGAACGAACATGGGTAGATCAAAGCAAGCCGAGTGGCATCTTCAAGCTGCTCACGGATGGTCAGCATGTACTGGTTCGCGGTGGCCTGCGCTACCTCGGGATTGCCTCGGTCTCGAATGTCAGGCTCGACCCGGACGGCGGGGTTCTTGGCATAAAGCGAGCCGATGTAAGACTCGACCACCGCGTAAGCCTTCGGAACCTCCGTACGCAGAATCCCGTCAAGGGTTGGGTAAGTCTCCGACTCCCAGAACCGGGTCATGTAGAGCCTGCGAAGCTCGCGTAGCCTGTCGCGGCGGGTGTCCCAGTAGTAGTCGTGCTGATGGACGATCTCTCTGATATCTTCGGGCTTGAGCATTTGCGCTCCTTAGAACGGTAGGTTGGAGGACCGGATTCTCCGCGCCCGCGACGCCGAGATTAGGTCATCAATACGTGTTCGGCTCGACACTTGGGCGTGAGTGCGCCATGTAGAAGGCACGTCTCTAAGGCACCGGAAGGCCAGAGCGCACGCCATAGCGGCGTCATCGTGGGTTCCCTTTGGACCTTCGGGGGCCACCTTACCAGGGGCGATGGTCAGGGCTCTAAGCTCAAGCCAAGTAGGCCGGTCGAGAATCCTCACAAGCTTCAGACTCTCACGTAGCGTGTCGTAAGCGTCGAGCTTAGACTGCAAGGTGGTGACCCAGGGCTTGCCGTTCTTAGGATTAAGCCACAGGTTCCGGTAGCCACAGTTTGCAATCTCCAGAAGGAAAGCGTGCCCGTGGTTGTTCGACTCCGCCAGCATAAGAGCTTGATTGTACCTGGAGCCTACTTGGATGCATCTATGTGCCCAGTCTTTGGGAGTGATCTGGTTGTTCCGCTCAGTGTAAACCACCTGCCGAGTAGCCACGGACACCACACACAGAGCCGAATAATCACCCCCGACACCGCCGCCGATGTCTACGCCCATCACATACCGGTCATGGGCCGAGGGTGCTTCGATCTCCCGCCCCTTACGTGAGCCGTGAAGCGCGTGCTCTACGACATGTACGTTGCCCAGAACCTCGTCTCCGAAGTAGCCGCCCTCCCTATCGAGGAAACAGTCATCGAGGCAGGCCGGATACTCCCGGCGGAACTTATGGGCCGAGCCAAGCCTGAGAGCCGTTCTACGCCGCCAGTGAAGCTGGCCTAACGTAAGCCCGTAGCTTTGCTGTAGGGCGCGCTCGTCAGGGCTCAGAGAGCCTGCAAAGTCCGCAGGTATGTTCTGTTCGGGGTCGCAGTAAGCGGGATGCTCCCACCACCACATCGTTATCAGGTGCCAACCGTTCTCAGGCGCTCCCCGGACCAGTTGCGAGAAGAAGTCAGCCGGGTTCTTAGCCGTGCTCTCGCATATGAGCAGACCCTCACCTACTGCGGCATCGGCACCGGCGATGACTTCCTCAAGGTCAGGCGCGTAAGCAGCTTCACTGATAAGCGCCGCCGCAGGCACGAACGAGCGCAGACCCGTAGAAGACCTCGAAGTAAACGCTTGCAGGGAAGCCCCGGTGTCATCGTAGACCACTCTGCTTCGGGCTTTGGTGCGAATAGGCCGGCGAAGTAGCTCTGGAGGGTCGTCGAGCCATCGCCTGTTATCGTCCAGG